CCCACAAATCCACCGCACGGCTCATGGCTCCGATGTGGTCGCACCACGAAGAGAGGAGTTCACCAGAACCAAGGAAGGCCTCGCCATCGCTCTTTGGCGGCCGATCGTGTTTCACGGAGAGGTATGTGGCGCCATGACCCTGCGGGAGGCCTAAGAGGCCAAACCTATCGGCGAATTCCTTAATACCCTCCCGCGATGGCTTAACGTGCCCGAACGTCCTGAAGAGATCGGGCTCCGGAACCACGCGCGCGAGTCCATAATTGCCGAACGGTCGACCAGTCGTAAGGACCCAGTCGTCATCGTCGCAAGCTATTAGAGTCGGTTTTGGTCCGGGCGACAGATATTTCGCCCCATAGGCTTTGGGACGGCGCCATTCATAGCCGCCTTCATAACGAAGCCAGCTGAATTGGACCGCATCATCGACGAGTACGTTATTGGTAGTCATATACAGAGTTTTTACAGAATCCGTGTTAGACAAGTCAAGACCGGATGGGTCAGAATCATGCTCATGGCGATAAAGAGGAAGGCAAGGGAAGAAGCGGAACGGCTGACATGGGACGTGCCAGAGCTGGCTGCGAGATTAGGTATTTCGAAGAACAGCGCCTATGAGGCTGTAAAGAGCGGTCAAATCCCATCGATCACGGTCGGACACCGAATATTGGTCCCTCGTGCCGCCGTCGAGCGCCTCCTAGCTCAAGCTGGCGCAACGGCGTAGGGCGCCATGCGACGGCGGAAGCGGCTAACTCAGCACGAGCTGCTGATGTCGGCTCGTCTCAACTTGATGCTCGCCAGACTCACGATGGTCGACATTGAGGCGCTCGACAGGGAGCGGGAATGAGCGAACCCAGCAAGGCCCGAGCCGCCATCTGGTACGCTAAACGTGGCTTCCACGTTTTTCCATGTGCCTGGATCCACGCTGGTCAATGCTCCTGTCGTAAGTCCGACTGCAACTCGCCCGGCAAGCATCCCATTACAAAGAACGGCCTCATCGACGCAACGGTCGAGGCTTCGCAAATCGAACGCTGGTGGCGCAGGGACCCGGGCGCCAACATCGCGATCAGTTGTGGACCCTCCGGCTTCGCGCTTGTGGATATCGACCCGCGTCATGGAGGTGATGATACCTGGGCCGCGGTCGCCGCCGGTCTTTCCGAGCCGTTGCCAGACACGGTCCGGACGCTCACGCCTAGCGGCGGTCTGCATCTGTTCTTCAAGAGCCCAGGAGGCATCCCGAGCGGCAACAATAAGTTCGGGCCCGGGGTAGACCTTAAGAGCGACGGCGGCTATGTGTTGCTGCCACCATCAAACCACCTGCAGGGTGAGTACAGATTCGAGGTTGAGTATTCGCCAGCCGACATTGAGATCGCGCCGATGCCGCCGGCGCTAATTGCGCTCGCCATGGCAGGCCGCAACGGCAATGGACCGCACGGGCCCGGCCTGGACAGCGCTCAAGTCCTGCAGGGCGTGCCGGAAGGTCAGCGCGACGAGACCCTCTTTAAGCTCGCCTGCAAGCTACGCCGCGCCGGCATCCCGCAAGACATGGCGGAGAAGCTGATTCGTGAAGCCGCGGCAAACTGCAAGCCCGCGTTCTCTGAAAAAGACGCGGTCGAAAAGGTGCGCCGCGCATACAAGACCTATCCTGAAGCCGAAGAGCCGGCGGACGCGAACAAAGCTGGCGACGTCTGGTCACGGGCCCGGACAGCGAAAGAATTCATCGACGAAGAATCGGCAGAGCCTGACTGGCTGGTCCGCGATCTCATAGTCCGTCAGGCGGTGACGGTAATAGTCAGTCCTCGGGGACTATGTAAGACCCATTTCCTACTCGGGCTAGCCGTCGCGAAAGCAGGCGGTGGCATTTTCTGCGGCGAACAATTGGAAGCCGGTAGGGTCCTGCTGCTCGACCGCGACAACCCGCCCGCCGAAGTAAAGCGCCGGCTCTGGGCTTGGGGCGCCTACTCCCTGCCGGTCCAAGCTAACCTACACGTCATGAAGCGCGATGAGGTCCCGCCCTTGACCGACGCCAAAGCGTGGGCGTCCTTTCCCTTCAAAGAATATGAACTCGTGCTCTTGGATTCGCTGTCGTCAGCGATGGAGAGCGTCAAGGACGGTGAAGGGGGCGAGAATGGCAAGGCGATCGCCAGCTTGTTAGACCTGGCGCGCCGGGGGCCGGCCGTGGCTACGCTGGCCAACACCCGAAAAGATGGTCAAGTTTTGTGCGGATCCGGTGTAATCGGTGATCGCGTCGACATTGTGTACGAGGTTCGCGATGCCACGGACTTGGAACTCGACCCCAAGCGCGATACCTGGATCGATTGCCTTCCGCCCGCCGCCGAGACGGAGTGGGCAAGCCGTTCAAAACGCCGCAAGCGCCGGCCGGCCTACCGGCTGGGCTTCGTGCCGTCGAAGTTTCGGCTTGGAGAAGAGCCCGAGCCTTTCATGATCGAGGTTAGATTGCCTGACGATGGCGAGTGGGCCGTCGTGAACGTCACCGCGGACATCGAACTCGAGCATGAGCAGGCCAAGGGCGCCGCGGTCGAAGAGCGCTTAGGAAAGGAGCGCGCAGCCGTGATTGCGATGAAGCCCGCTCTGCCGCTCACCAAGGCGCTGGCCGTCGACAAGCTAGTCACGTTGGGTTTGGGCCGTAACCAGGCACGCAGGTTGCTCGATGAGCGTACCGGCCGTGACTGGATTCTTGCCGGTAAGGGTACCAAGACACATCCCTATATATACATGATCCCCTCGGCAGGAATTTTAGGAATCCGGGGAGACTCCGAGAGTGTGCGATCCGATGATTCGATTCCTGCCGCCACAGTGCCCCAAGGGCGGCAAGAATCCGAATTAGAAAGCCCTTCTGCTCCAACGGGCTCAGAAAGCCCGGATTCCTGCCGGTATAGACCCGAATATATTGAGAACAACGACCGGCAGGAATCCGCCGCCGTCCACGTGGAAGCTAAAAATCACAATGATCGCGAGGAGTTTTGACCGGTGGATGCCAATGCCTTGATTCACCGTTTTGCGGACCGTGGCATTCGACTCTGGTTCGACGGTGGCAAGATTGTCGTCGAGCCCGCCTCAAGGTTGACGCAGTCCGACCGCGAAGCAATCCGAAGATGGAAACCCGCCCTTCTTGATGTGCTCAAGGGTGACGTCGAAGGCAACCTCGACCCAGCGCTCATCGCCGCAGCCGTCGAATCCTCAAAGCGGTCGCACTGCCTGGACCACATGGCGCTGAGCCGGTTCGCGCGCATTGCAGTTGAAGTAAACCGAATACTCGCTGAACTACCTGCAGGCCCGCGATCGGATGCGGTTATCCTAGCATCCAGGATCTGGATGAGTGCCGCCGACCTCCTCCGCCGATCCTGTTACCTGAACGCCTATCAACTGCTCGATGAACTGCCGGCCAAGGTCAAGTCGTTCCTACCGCAGTAGCCCTGGTGGAAAACAAGGTTCTGAGCAATGCCCACAAAGCCCCCACATCCTTGCAACCATCCCGGCTGCCCTGCGCTAACGCACGAGCGGTTCTGCCCGGCCCACAAGCACGAGCAACGCCGCCGCTTCGACGCGAACCGCGGGACGACCAAGCAGCGCGGCTATCATGGGACGTGGCCGGCGCGGCGGAAGCTATGGCTGGACGCGCACGTATTGTGCGCTGAGCATGAGCGCAATGGCGAGGTGGTCGCGGCAACCGAGGTTGACCACGTCATCCCCAAGAACCAAGGCGGCGCGGACGATGAGAGTAATTTTCAATCGCTGTGCAAGCCATGTCACTCGGCTAAGACCTCGAGGGAAGTTGGGTTCGCTGGCCGGGAGGGCGGGTCAAATCTCTAGCGCCTGCCCATCCCGGACCGCCTTGGCCGCACTTCGCATGCACGATCAAAAGTCGATAGGGGGGTAGTAAATCATGATTGGCCGGCCACGCAAACCGACTCGGATTAAGGCGGTGCAAGGCACCTTGCACAAGTATCGCATGAACCCGGCCGAGCCGACGCCGGAGGTCGAGGCGCCGTCGATGCCACGGGAATTCCGAGGGCGAGAGGCTGGGGCCGAATTCCGCCGCGTCACCAAGGTGCTTAAAGGGATGCGGACTGTCGCGCGGGGGGATCGCGGGATAATTGCGGCTTGGTGCATCGGGTGGGAAAACCTGATGGTGTCCTACAGCGAATGCGCGCGCTTGGGCCTCGTTATCAAGGGCACAAAAAACGGGGGCGCGCAGTTAAACCCCTTCCTGATGTCGCTCTCGATGGCGGCGAAGCAACTCCGCACCATCGCGCCGGAGTTGGGGCTGACGCCTGCGTCTCGTTCGCGCGTGACTGCCATTGCGCTGCCCGAGAAGCCCGACGAGTTCCAGATGTTCTTGGAGGGAAAAGCTCGGAAATGAACGCCAACAGCCTTCGTTCCCATCTTCGGGGTCCCGCGTCGAGGGAGTGCTGGAATGGGTTGATCGGCCGTTTGCCGGGCAAGAATCGAGCGGAAGAGCTGCGAGACCTGTTTGAATTCTCGCAAGCCTATTTTACCCGCCAGCTTCTTGAGGAGGCTGCAGCGCGCCCGGGCCTTCCGACCGACTTCAAAAAGCGATGCCGTGAGATGGCTTACGCACTCTATGCGCGCCAGCGAGCGCTTGGCCGCGCTGGGCCTTAAACCGGAGGTCGTAAAATGAGAAGCCGCAAGCCGCAACCTGACCCCACGACCGGCTACGCCCGCGCGGTCGTGGCCGGTGAAATCCTCGCTGGCCGGCCCGTTCGCCTCGCGTGCGAGCGGCAATTGCGCGACCTCAAGGATGGCGCCGCGCGCGGCCTAAGCTTCGACCTGGACGCGGCCGAGCGCGCGATCCGCTTCTTCAGCTACCTGCAACTGGCCGAGGGCGAGTTCGCGGGCAAACCCTTTACCCTGCTGCCGTTCCAGCAATTCATCATCGGCAGTCTGTTCGGCTGGATGGGCCCGGACGGCTTCCGCCGATTTCGCACGGCCTTCATCGAGATAGGGAAGGGCAACTGCAAGACAAAAACGGCCGCCGGCATCGGACTCTATTGCCTGGTCGCCGACCACGAAGAGGGTGCTGAGATTTATTCT